CAGCCTGACCAACAGGAGGATTATCCAGCGCGGTTTGCCAATGGATACCAACCTCCTCAAGGAGCAACTGGAGACCATCAACCAGAGACTATTTGAAGCGGAAACCGCAATCCCTTGGGCGGGGGAGCGCCCCCTACTAAGCAGGGCCGCTTTTGACGATGAGTGCATCAAGTGTGGGCTTGAGCCCCCCAAATCCCTTGCCCAGACCGATTTGGATACCCAAGAATGGATAAGGCAGCATGGGTATAATTACAAGTGGGTGGGGGCCGTCACAAACTGGAGGCGTATCAACGCACTCAAGAAAAAGTTGGAGGCCTTCGATTACGCCACCCTGCCAGATGGACGCTACTATGGCGGGCTGATGTACTGGGGAGGGCACACAGGGCGCTTCTCTGGAAGCGGCGGGAACCTGAACCTGCAAAATCTCCCCCGTGAGGAGATGTTCGGGGTAAACCTTCGGCACATGGTCAGCGCCCCCAAAGGGAAAAAGTTGGTCGTCGTTGATCTCTCCCAAATTGAAGTCCGCACACTGTGCTGGCTGGCAGAAGATAAAGAAACTCTTCAGGAGATAGCCAATACGGGGGACATCTACGAAGCCTTCGCCATCAGAATGGGTCTTTGGACAAAAGACAAAGGGGTCCTGAAGAGTGAAGACCCTAAGTTACGGCACAAGGTTAAAGCAATTGTTCTAGGGTGTGGGTATGGGGCGGGGGCAAATAAGTTCTCTGAAATGTACAACATGCCTTTAGCGGAAGCCAAAGAAGCAGTCAATCTCTACAGGACCCAACTACACAAAGTCCCGAAGTTCTGGCAAAAGATCAACAACACCCTGAAGTCGTGCCACAACAGCTTTGTCCCCTTTGAATGTAGGCTCCCCTCTGGGCGAGCCCTAAATTATGGCCTCCTTAAGCTCGTTTATCAGAACGAACGGTTGGCCTACCAAGCCATTGTCAGCCGGAACGGTAAAAGACTCCCCATGAAACTCTGGGGCGGGGTCGTGGCAGAAAATATGTCGCAAGGTCTGGCCAGAGACATTTTTTCCGATATGCTTCTAAGGCTTGAAGCTGAAGGGATCAGACTAATCTTTCATGTCCACGATGAAGTCATCATCGAATGCGACGAGGGCGAAGCTGAAATGACCCTGAAAAAAACAATCGGCATTATGTCCACGCCCCCCGCATGGATCTCTGACATACCCCTAGCGGCGGAAGGCCAAATCCTCACACATTACCAAAAATGAAATATCGTTATATCAAGAATCTCCGAGACCACTCTGCACATTACACCTCCGACTTAAGTAAATTAAACAAGCCGAAACCAACTTTCCCCACAAAAGCAGATTACAGGGAATGGTGCGCCGACATTAAAACGGACCATGTATTCTATTCAGCACTGGAGGGTAGAGCCCCCTCCAAGAGAATAAGTAACGAGAACCCCGTGCATAAAGTCTATGGGGTCGTGGCAGATTATGACGCCCCCGTTAAATGGGTATCGATTGATGAGGATATAAAAAGTAAATGTGCCAAGAGCCAAAACCCCACATGGAGATCTGAGACCCAATCTGGGTATCTACGTTTAGTCTGGGAGTTTGCGGACCCAATCCCTATTGACCCAGACATGCTCAACTCATTCATGGCCAACATGATGAAGGCCCTCCAGCTAGACAAGTTATTCGCTGGATTTGATAGCTCATCCCTTCGAGCGAACCAGTATTTTGAACTCGGGAAAAATTGGACTCAGGTGGATGGCCTACTCCCCACATCTGTAGTCCAAGCGGCCTTGGCCAAAGCTGTTCTAGATAGGCCCCCACAGTCGAGCGATACATCAATTCCAATCAGTGTGGTTGCGGAAGAAGTAGAATCCCGATTCCCGAATCGGTGGATCGGGGACTTTGAAATTGGGTCGCGTGGGCCGCTATTCTGGGTTGATGACGGCATTAACAGGGATGGGTGCCAAGTGGTGGATGACGGTATTGTTTGTTATAGCGATAGGGCAGGGAAAGGGTTTATGTCGTGGCGCGATGTTTTTGGCGCTCAATTCGTAAAGGAATATGAAGAAGGGAAGCTCGCGGGGTTGCTGGATGATTACTGGTTTAATGGGCGAACCTTTTTCAAAGTCCTCTATGAAAGTGCTGTTTCCATACCCAAGGACCAACTAATCCTAGAACTGAAGCAGGCGGGCTTCTCCCCCCGACCACGCAAAGGCCAACCATTATCAGAAGTGGAGGCCGCTATCCTGACGGTCAGCAATCAAAACAGGATTGATGAGATTGCCCCTGTCGTCTTTTCGGGGGACCGTGTGGTTAGCTATAACGGGCACAGGATTTTGAATTGTTCCAGCATCACCCCCGTCGCCCCTGACTCAGATGGGGACTCTTCCAAGTGGCCTTTCCTGCACACATGGTTGGGGCAACTGTTTGTAAATAGTGGGGATTACCCCGCCTTGGAGTATTTTTACTCGTGGCTTAAGCGGTTCTATTTGGCCGTCCTCGACAAGGAATTCGTGCAGGGGCAGGCTCTGCTGCTTGTGGGGGCCACGAACAAAGGGAAATCTTTGCTGTCTAATAGAGTTATAAGTGGCCTAGTCGGAGGGTATGCTGATGCTTCAGACTATCTGTCAGGGCAGACAAAATTTAACAAGGCTCTAGGGAGATATGCAACATGGGTAATTGATGACACAACTTCAGCGGCATCCTTTCAAGACCAGCGCAAAGCTACAGAGCTGATCAAGCGTGCAGTGGCGAACCCACGCGTCGAGTATCAGGCTAAGTATGCGGATTCCTTGAGTGTCCCGTGGACGGGCCGCGTTATCATGTCACTCAACATGGACATCAATAGTCTCTCGGTGATCCCCTCTCTGGATAGCAGCAACAGGGATAAGCTGATGGCTCTTCGCGTTAGCGACGACGCCACCAGTGAGTTCCCCCGCAATGCCGTCCTTGAAAAAACCATCGATGATGAACTGCCCTTCTTTGGTAAATTCCTTCTTGATTGGGTAATCCCGAAAAGGGTCGAGGGTGTCGGACGGTTCGGGGTTAAATCCTTTATTGACGCCACAATTGCTGACGCCGCCTACGACAACAGCAGTCGGAGCACAATCGCAGAATTAGTGGAGTTCTTCGTCAGGAGAGAGCGCGAACTCAATGAAGATATATCCCATTGGGTAGGGACACTAACCGAATTCCAAGTAGCCGTCCACGACTTCAACAACGGGCGGAACGTCGGGATGTCCGGCGATTTAGAATTCGTCAGGCGTGGTATGGGCACTCTAGAAGAGTCAGGGAAAAACAACCCCCACGTTCGGCCCATCAAATCAATGGGTAAAGGTGGGGGCAAAATATGGGAGGTCAGCCTAGACCCCGCCTACGATATCAACGTGATGGTGGGAAGGAGTCTGGGCGGCGTAGTGCTTTAATAGGTAAATGAAAGCCGTCACACAGATAAGTAAATCCTGTAGCGTCCGTGGACCCCTTTTGTTTGAAGTTCTTAGCCTTGGTAACGTGGTAGCGACTTGTCCACCCCAGTAGCCAGACCTTCGAAAGATCCTTGTGGACTCTAGTAAAAAAATAGATGTCGGCACTCAGCTCTTTGTTAGCGGACGAGTTCACACTAGCTGTGAAATGGAGCTTGGGAGGGGTAGTACAGGTCTTGGATTTTACATCCACCGTTTTCTTTCCACACACATAGTCATGTGTGTAACACTGGCCCCCGACATACTCTGCCGTCGCCACATATTTTCCAAAGGCGACTTCTCCCAAGAAGCCTGTCATGCGCCCAGCCCCCCGTGTGTACGAATTCGGGGGGATTCCTAGTTCCTGCCCACGCCGGAAAGCTTCCGCAACGTCTTCCCCATTGGGTTGAAACAAGACAAAGCGGTTCTTTAGCTGTCGGAACTGGCTATTAGTAGCCACTCTTTTTCTTGAGGAGCTTCTTAGCCCTCTCACCAGCTTTTGAAGGAGGGCTATGGGCAAACCCTTTTCCCTTCAATTCCAAATGCTCGGCGTAGGTAGAAGCCTTGCGCGACTCCCCTGTTTTTTGGTCGTACATCAAATGGATCTTGTAAGCGCGTTTTTTCATTGGTTTATCCGTGTTTCCACAGCCTCCTCAAAGGAGGCCTCTTTGGGTTCTTCAGAGGCTAGCGCAACAGAAAGATTTT